AGTCGAGTGTAATTTATAAAATCACTTGTAAAAATCCCAGCATACATTTTTTTCATGTTGGGTCGAGTACGAATATTCCAAAAATTAGATATTTTCATAAAACAAATAGCATAAAAGGTAAGGATACACTGTTATATAAAACCATTAACGAAAATGGAGGGTGGGATAACTGGGATTTAACCGTTTTAGAAAAATGCGACAGCATAGCTCATACGGATGTTGAAAAAAAAGAGAATGCTTGGCACCAACAATTATTACTCCACCAAACTCCACCAATTACTCCACCAAAATCCACCATTACTCCACCAAAATCTAGAGATATCCACCAAAATATGGGGGTTTTCACAAATCAGTGCGGTTATTGTGATAAAGTTTTTTCGCGAAGCGACTCTCTCGCACGACACCAGTCTTCACGATGCAAAATGAGACTATGTGTGGTAAGCACACTTGGTTCATCGGAACTTTCTGAAACGAATACTGGTAACAGACGTCGAGGTCGAGGTCGAGGTCGAGGTCAAATTACTTCGAATGTTATTCATAACACGGTTATTACAAATATTCATAATGTTACTAATAGCGTAAATCATAATGTAGATAATAGTGTAAGCAATAATGTGAATAACAACATAAACAATAGTATAAATGATAATAGTGTGAATAATACACTGCATGCAGCATCACACAGTACCCAAATTGTCCCCCTTGGTAAAGAGGATTTAGTAAATTTTTTTACCAACGAACAGCAAATATATATATTGAACAAGATGTTTGGTAGTTTTATTTATTTGATTGAATATGTTCATGTAAGCGGTAAGTATCCACAGTTTCAGAATATTTCCATTACAAACCTGCGTAGTAATGTCGGATATTCCTACGATGATAAAAAACGAACGTTCTTGGCAAAGAGTCAAACAGATTTGATTGCTTCGGTTATTGATATCAGGTTGGATGATATTCGTGATTTTTTAGAGAACGTAAAACATAGTTTGGAGGACAAAGTCATTGAAAAAATCACGCGGCTTATTAGTGAAGTGGAAGAACAACAGGAGAAATATTGGGACCGCGTCAAACATACAATATATAATGGAAGAAATTGTATTGATATTCGGAAACAAAGCAAACAGGATTTATTGAATGCAAATCCGATGGTTCGGTTGTCGGCTCAAATGGTAGATAGAGTTACAGTGACATCGGCAGCAGCAGTGGCATCAATCGAATCATCGGAGTAGCATTCAATATATTCTGTTTGATGTAAAACAAAAATTTGTAAAAAAATATATGTAGTTATAATGCAAATACGTAGAACTATATTATGGTTGTCCAAAATTATATATTTTCGATTGCAATTCCACCTGATGAGAACCCAAAAAAAACAAACGAGAAAATATTGACAAAAATGTCTCGACAACTCAGCCAACTAAACCGTGTTCCAATGTCACTATATGATTATTTGCATAAAGTGGTTACAAGTCAGGATTTTCGACAAAAAACCAATATGGTATTTAGTGTATCCATTGAATTGTATCGCGTTATGGTTTCGTCGCTTTTACTCATTTTTATTCCTCAGAGATGTGAAAACAACAATATGTGTACGATTATGGAAAACATTACCAACAAAGACGACAAATACAATATAGGACTCATCATCAATTATATTACAATGGGAAGTTTCTTGTTGTTGTATATCACAGAAACACGACGCGAAGAAAAACTCATTAAACTCTTGGAAGTAAATAATCGTATTTCATCAGATAATGAATCTGTAGGAAAACGCCTGGAAAATTTTCCAGAAAAAAAACGCAATCTATTATTTAGTATTGACAATCAGTACAAAAATACCAGTTATATTGTTATGTGTATGTTTATTGTAAATGCGATTTATAGTTGGTTTATCATTTATGAACACAGCTTGGGTAATCAAACACTATTAAATTTTGTCACAAACATTTTGTTTATGGTTTCCAAGTTGTCGAATATCATTGTCATTATTCGCACAAAAAAAAATGTGTTTTTATCTGCTTATTTGAATACCAAGGTTCAGTTCAATGATATTGACCCGATGGAAATGAAGAAAATCCAGAAACAACGACAAATCAATGCCATGACCGCACGTATTGCCGAAACAGGCGGATGGAGTTTAATGGAAGAAAAAAAAATACAACTGTTGGATGAAGGAGGATTTGCAATTATCGACCCCGAATTAGAAAAATTTGTATAAAAGTTGAGAACATTTGTGTAATATGTTCTCAAATAATGCATAAATATTTTATAAATAGTTTCATGATGGGATGTGTTAGACAGATGATACTGATTATACATATAAAGAGGCACCGGTGACTTTCTCAAAAACGGGTTTGTATCCTGTTGAAATATCGCCGTTCAAGTTGAATTTTTGGGCAGGTGCCATAGTTGCGACAACTTCTTCTTCCAATGTGAGTCCGACACGTGGATTCATGGCTATCATGTCAATTTCACGTTTCTCTTCATTTGGAGTGTATTCAATCATGTAATTGTCAGCTTTTACTATTCCTGTTTTTACTAAAGATGTTCTTCGTAATAATTCGTAAGCGACGAAAATGTAGAGAACGCCCAACAGAGGATTTGTGTAAAAGAATAGATAAAGTGTAACGATTAAAATAACCACTAATCCAATAGGGGTATTGACAGTTCCTGCTAAAAATAAGGGAGTTTTAATGGGTAAAATGATATAAATGATGAAAATAACCAATACAGCCATTTCTAAAGGGGATAACGACGAGAACGATGAAAAATTTTTTCTTAAATCACTGAGTTTCATTTAATATATTATAGTATATTATTTTTTTGTAAGACTCACCCCCCCTTCATGTTCCTCGTTGCCCCATGCTAAATATACATATATAGTATATCTGTTAGACAAATGTCACATGACGTATCCAGAACACCCATAATACCCATAATACCTTGTAAGTGTTTAGGGAAAGATAGTCCCGTACTCATGTATGATGGTAGTATCAAACCAGTTCAAGACATCAAAATAAATGACCAATTGATGGGCGATGATTCAACCCCACGCAATGTTCTCCATACAACAACTGGACGCGATAGAATGTACAATGTTTATATCGGAGATACCAATGACTATTATACTACCAGTTCCAATCATTCCTTGTGTTTAAGAATTCGAGGAGACGAACAACAAATCATTCATATGTCGACCCGTGAATTTCATCTGTTTGAGAACATACAAGATGACGAAATTATTCCTTCTGATGAAGTGGTTGGGTATCGTGTTCCCGTCGAATTCCCTGAAAAAGAATTCGATGAATTTCCATATTCTTATGGTAAGTCGATTGATTTCACCAATTTATATCCACATGGAATTCCTGCAGAATACAAATGTAATACTCAGCGGTCTCGTATTGAATTCCTCAAAGGAGTCGGTCATACAAATGGTTTTGAATTCATCATTCCCTATCAAATTGGTAACATACAGACACGCATGAAAAATATTCCACAGAATAAAAAGGTCCAAATTCCATATATAAAATGCAGCCATTTGCGAAGCGACATTATATTTATTGTATGTTCTCTTGGATATGCATTGGATACCCCAGTTGCTCATGGATGTCCCCTATCATTTTCTTTGAAAAATATGATTTACAAGATTCGTACAGAAGAATGTAAAAAGGATGATTACTATGGTATTGAAACCGATGGAAATCAACGGTTCTTATTAGGAGATTTTACAGTAACACATCATCCGACTAATTCGTAAAGGCGGTAGTGCGCCGAAGGCGCTGTAAAATTGATTCTGTATGACAATCTGTTATATATGGTATATAGACATGACATCAATGAACACACTAAACACTTATCTCGGACAAAAAGGATATACCATTTCAAAGAGTGAGCTAACAGGAGACCAACAAACCAAAATAAGAAATGAACTAACCGTCAAACCATTTGTCATTGGCGCCATTTCATCGGATGCAAAAATATTTCCTGTGTATCGCGAATCCCCTAACAAAATCTATGTGCCGCATTATTACGGTGTGGCAAATTTTGGTCCTCCGAAACAATATAAACTCGCGGAAGGAACCGACATTGACGTGGATTTTATAGGAACCCTTCGCGATTATCAGGAACCCGTGGTGAATAAATTTATTAACCATTGTAAGACAGAAAACTATGGCGGCGGATTATTAGAATTGCCCTGTGCATGGGGAAAAACGTCCGGTTCTCTCTACATCTTTTCACAACTCAAAAAGAAAACCATCGTGATTGTTCATAAAGAGTTTCTCATGAACCAATGGGTGGAAAGAATTCAACAGTTTGTTCCAAAAGCTCGTATTGGAAAAATTCAGGCATCTGTCGTAGATGTTGAGAACAAAGATATTGTGTTGTGTATGTTACAAAGTCTCATTTCAAAAGACTACGACCCCGCCATCTTCGAAGAATTTGGACTCACAATTATCGATGAGGTGCATCATATTTCTAGTCAATCCTTTTCCAATTCCCTCTTCAAACTCGTCACAAAATATATGCTCGGATTGTCTGCGACAATGGAACGTAAAGACGGCACGACGTTTGTATTCAAGATGTTTTTGGGAGACGTCATTTACAAGGCAGAAAAGAAAACGGACCACCCTGTAGAAGTCCGTGCCATTACATACGAAGTGGATGACGCGGATTTCAATGAAACCATTTATGATTTCCGCGGGAATCCCCAAAACAGTTCCATGATTTCGAAGATATGCGAGTACAATCGTCGCACAGAATTTATCATACAGGTACTCTGTGATTTCATCGCCGACACCAGTGTCGATAAGGAAACCCGCACGAAATACAAAGAAGAAATGGACAGTCGTGTTCTCAAGTGTTTGATGTGCAATAAAAACGACAATTATTTAGTTCGTAATACATGCTGTGATACCGTTCTCTATTGTATGCCGTGTATGGAAGACGTACTGGAAAAGAAAAAGTCGGCGACAACTGGAAAAACAGTGCGTCCCAAATGTCCGAATTGTAAGAAAGTTCTGAAATACGAACAAAATTATGTGGAGAACAAACACGTGAAACCGCTGGAACAAACCCATACGATTGTTATGGCACACAATCTGAATATCTTGCATTATATTTATAAGAAATTCGTCTGTAAGAATTTGGCAAGCATTGGGTATTATATTGGAGGGATGAGTGAATCTGAATTGAAACTAACCGAGAAAAAACAGATAGTATTAGCGAGTTATCAAATGTCCTCAGAGGGACTGGATATACCGACACTCAATGCGGAGTTTTTGATTACACCGAAAACAGATATAATACAATCTGTAGGACGAATCCTAAGAGCGAAACATGCATATTCACACCCGATTGTGTATGATGTGGTGGATACACATGATTGCTTCAAAAAACAGTGGGCGAAACGCAGGTCTTATTATAAAAAACAAAATTACCGTATTATTGGAATCAGTAATACGGAATATACACCGGATACCACACAATGGAGGACGATTTCAAATACAACACCATCTCAAAAAAACGAAACATTGGACGACGATTGCGGTAGCGGGGGCGGTAGCGATACAGATACCGATAAAAAAGTATTCAAGTGTTTGATACGACTTTAGATACATTTACCAAAACCAACCGCACGATTTTCGTGTAGTTCTTGTTCGTTTGGTTCTCTTTGCAGTCGCCTTTTTGGTAGTTTTCTTGGATTTCTTATTTTTTTTAGCACCACCTACAAGGTTACTTTGGTATTTAGCGGCTTCACCGCCGGCGCTGGCAACGAGTGGGTGTTGGAGGATTGTTGTTTTTGCAGTAATATCCATAAAAAATAGAGTGAGTATAGTATAGTGTGATAAAATAAGTAGGGGAAACTACGTTTCCCCCTTTTGCTTCGCTAAGACCCCCTTCCTTTTACGAGGATAAAAATCAGTGTTGTCTTAAATAGGTAATAAATAGTAAATAGTAAAAGGAGGGGGTCGTAGGGGGCATGCGAAGCGGAAGCCGTAGTTCCCCTACCTACAAGGAACTAATATGAACTACTTTTTCGTGGTGACTTACCACCTTTATTGGCACCCATTTTTTAAATTTGAAATGAAATCGACATTCCATGAGAACATATTTCTTTAAATCCACATATTTATCTATATTCATGTTCTCAAAATCATCTTCATCATCACTTTCTTCGATGGCGTCTAAATTTTTGTTCTCTTTGATTTTTCTAAATATGTTATTCATAAAGACACTACTGGTATAATTCGGAATATACGCAATATTGTAATAAACCGATGATTTGTTACGTCCATATGCAAACAAACGATATATATCAAATTGCAAATCCGCAGTCACTTTGAATATCGTCGTCAACTTATATTGCGGTTTTGTATGATTTCCATGATAAGGAACATAGATTTCCATGGGAATGTTGTCAGATGACGCCGATGTCGGATGGTTCATGTTACTTCCAAATCCTTTTTTCGCAGGATAGACATTGAGATACGGAGCGATGTTTGTCAAACACCTATATTGTATATGATGCACGGTATATTTATCAGTGTATTTTTTTGGAATTTCATATACACACTCGTAATCCGCGTTTTTATATATCCACCAAATGGAGGGCAAATAGATTCCTATTTGAAAATCCGGAGGAATATCCTGTTTTCTATACATTTTTTCCAAGAACCCCAGTTTTTCACTTAAAAACATGTATTTCATGGGAATTCCCTTGTATTCATATACGTCTTCTATAATGAATGACCGTTTTTCTTCAATATAGGTACCATACAAAATGGTTCCTAGTAAAGAATTTCGAAGACGAGGAATGGGTAATTGGTATGGAATCGAATATACGTTTGTTACTTTGTGATTTTTATTAATTTCTAAGATAAAACAAACTGGTTCGGCAATATCAAATGTAAACCAGGCATAACATTTGATACCAGCAGGAATTGCTAAACATATATTATATTGAGGGGAAACTTTCTTATGGGGAATGGTCTCATAGGAAAGTTCTATTTTGGGGAATCGTTGCATCAATTGATGAATTTCAGCGGGAGATAAAACCGTTTTATTCATGGAAATAGATTATGTTTTATGTATTATTACATGGTACGTTTTTATATCAATTTTACGCAGGAATTTCCTGTAAGAATAATTCTAAATCTTGTTTAATGTCATCAAATTCGAGGAGGGGGTCTGCAGACACATTCAGAGTGGTCGGATTATCTAGAATGGTTATATTACAGGATGAATCGGATTGTTTGATGTGGTTCTCTTGTTGGATTGTTTCTAAAAGGTTTTTGTATTTTTGAATTTGAGAACCAACCATGTCTTTTGTCTTTTTTACACTGTATTTTTCTTTAAAATATATCCATAAGTGATGTCCAACAAGAATAATAATACAGGAAATAATGATATTGATAAGGAGATTGAACCACATATATGGGTCTATATACATGTGGTTAAGATTACGTCGCGTTTGATTTAACGAGTTTTTCTGCTGGATTTTTTGTGGGATTTCTTGGTTTTTTTGTGGGATTTCTTGGATTTCTTGGATTTTTTACCTCCTTGAGTTTTCTTCCAAAGGACGGCGTTGACATTTCCTTTTTCTCTCTTTATATCTTGTTCTAAATGGACTAGTTCATTTTTTTTGATTAATAATTCGGTTTGTTTGGCTGTTGTATCATTTTCTATTGTTTTAATTTCATCTTTGGTGGCAACAATTTTTTTCTCTAATTCACTGATTGCGGTTTGTGGGTCTAAGGTTTTTTTTCCAGTAAAAAACTCAAATAAAGCACCTCCGTTTTTTGGTGGTTCTGTAGTTGGTCCTGTTTCTTGAGAGGGTGGTTGTTCATTTATAGTTCCTGGGATAGTTTCTGGGGGTAATACACTCATTTATATAATATTCTTATATTTTTTTTGAGAAAGACAGAAGAGAGGTGGTCAGTAGGGGGGGGGAAATACACGTCCTCTAAAACAATATAAACACAATATGAGTGTTTTATCAAAATGCCAACTTTACTCATTGTTGAAAAATCCGGAAATATAAAAGAGCTAAATGTCAAACAATATGTAGAAGAAGACCTCTATAAAAAAGCGGGGTTTAAAAGTGACACCGGATTTAAATGTCAGACCACATGGAACGTAGAAATCGACCAAAAAAAGTGGGACATCTCTGTTTTTGCTAAAACTACCGGTCGCGCCGGACAAGAAAACAAATATGATTTTCCGCCACCGGTTGATTCGACCCTTTTTTTTGGCTCGTGTATATTGGTCGCAGCAAATGATGATTTGCGTGCAGCGGATTGGGAAAAAATATATGAATTTCTGTTTGGAGGGTTTGAAGACATTGGGACCGAAGATTCTGAGGAAGAAGAGGAACAAGATGAAGATGATGATGTTCCTAAAACAAAAGATGGATATGTAAAAGATGGTTTTATTGTGGATGATTCTGATGATACAGAGGAACAAGATGAAGATGATGGCGACGATGAGGATGATACACAGGAAGATTCAGATGAATTCGATGATATCGAAGATGATGACCCGCCACCTCCCCCGCCAAAACCTGCTGCTGCAGCCATCACCAAGAATAAAAAATCAAGAAATACAGTGTTTGATAAGATTGAGCAGCCATTGGTTTCATCTATTTCTTCGGGTGCATTGGATTGTACATGTGAATTGGTCGAAGAAGAATATGTGTAAGTGCCTCCAGTAAATCCATCGCAGTCCAACCCAGCCCCACAGTATAAAATTGAATATAAAAACGTAATTATATTTATATAAACAAACACCTCGATATAT